GCTAAGTCGCTTTTTCCAAAGCGTACTTCTGCGATTGTTCGTTTCGCAGTTTTATCAATGAAATAGTTTTCGACCACTCCTATTTGCTCAGATGTATTGTGATCTTTTAAAAGCGGGGATCTCCCCTGACTCATAAAAGACGCATCAATAGACTCAGCAGAATGGTCTAATATTTCCAAACCGAAGGATCTACTCACGGGAGTTTCACTTGTTAGAGCAATACGAACCCGTCTATTCTCGCTGTCTATATATTCAGATCGAATAGCCGCAGAACGAAATTGCTTTTCATCGGCAAAACTGCGTTCATCATCCTCAGTTTGCTCTACCTCAGATTCAGATTCCAATTCAACTTCAATTTCAACTTCTGTTTCAGTTTCAGTTTCAGTTTCTTCTTCTTCTTCGGTTTCTTCAATGTTTATTTCTTCCATTGTTTTTCCTTTTAGTTTACTGGCATTGTTGCCACACCCACTCTTGAACACCTAATAAAAGCAAGGGTGATTTTGCTTTCATCCTGTGGCACAGTTACCCAACTCGAAGTAACTCCCGCCGATTGCCAGTCCCTATTCATTACCTTCTCCCGTTATCTCTGGTTCTACTGGTGTTTTAGTAGCCCCATAAGGTGAGAAAGCTGTCTCTATGCCGTACTGATCTGCTAAAGCCTTTTCTCTGGATAACTCCTCAAAAAGTTCTTCGGGATCTCGGCCCATAGACGATTGAATATCGGACATAGTTACCTGACCATTCTGTAAGCCGACCACATTGGCATTCATCTCTTTTAGGGGATCAATCCAATTCCAACTTCTAGGAATAAAGGTAACTTGATTGGCAAACTTGTCGTATTTCGTTATTGGTATGCTGACCTGTCTTGTGGTCATAGCATAGTCAAGCCATTTTAAATAGATGGGCCTAACCATGTGTTGAATAACGAATTTCTGTATAACCTTGTAATAATCTCTTTGTTCCATTACACCCTGTCTAATACTGGAATAATTTACACCTTCCAGGTTATTAGCTAGATCTACATAAGAAACATTAAGACCAGATGCAATTCCTCGAAGGATAGCTTTCTGAAATGGATCAAACATCATGTTTGGATATTCAGGATCCCATTTCTTAAACTCAGTCCCCGATGGTAGTTGCTCCATACTTCCAGGGGTTGCATCCATAATTTGTGTATAAGTATCTTCTGTGTCCTCTCCGACATATTGTTCTCCATCAGGAGAAACTATAAAGCCCATCTTAGCTGCGCCCACTCTTGCGTTGACTACGGCTGATTCTTCCAGACCATCTAACATCTTTGCTCTGGTTAAAACAGAAGATGTCCAGGGAACACCCCTGGTCTGTTCTGCTCTGGTGGCTAAGTAGGCATGGATTAATTCGTCTGCGGGAACTTTTATATATCTGTTAGCATCAGAGTAATATGAGGGAGATCCGCCTGGATGACTCTTTAATAAATAATAAGCAACTGCTTTGCCAAACTTGTTAACCTCGACTCCCATCTTTATTGAATTTCCTGTCTGCTGACTAATGGTGGAATAATTTTCGTCTAAATGATCTGCTTCTAAGAATTGAATTGCAAAACCAAATCTGTTTTGATCTGAGCGTATAGTCCTTATTAATGCTTCTCCATCCCTGGCTACTGATTCAACAAATAATTTTTGGCAATCTAAAAACGATTGTCTGCCATTTAGAGTACAACTTCCCACTTCGCCCCATTCTTTAAATGCCGCTTCTACTTCGGCATTACCTTGTAGATCCAATTCACCATTATCATTCCTGGCCTTAGAAGCCACTCGAATACCATTAGGGCCAATAACATTACTGACCATCATGTTTAAATACCTGGATATATAACTGTCATTCCTGGCAAGCGCTCTGCTTCTATTTCTTAAAGTAACAAGCGAACTCTTTATTTCTTGGTCAGGTGTTGATGTTGATGTCTGCCAATCAGCAAACAATCTTCCGCCTTGCGCTCCTGCATACATTCTTTTCCAGTTTGGATTAATTTTTCTTTTAAATATATTGTTGTACCAAGCCATTAGAATCTAACCTTTACTTGTGTTCCTGTTACTTCGCCCTTATCTCGTCTTGATTTTTTATCTTCATTACTGACCAACGCTTTATAGTGAGACTTCCAGGTATTTAATTCTGCGGGGGACATTCGGGAAAGAGATCTTCCCGCAATACTCATAGACATTTGATCTATGGTAGCCCTGTTCTCCATTGTAGCTTCAAGCGCTTGCAATATTATTCTTGCACTTGATCTGGCATCGCCAGTATCAGCATCTAAATTAGATTTAATGGTTATATATCCTTTATTTATTACAAGTCTCTCGCTTGATGCTGATTTAGTTATGTATTCCTGATAGGTGTAATCTCCTTTGGTATAACCAGTTGTTGTAGAACTAGGAACATTAATTGTATAAACACTTGTATCGCTTTCTGTAATAACTGACGATCCCAACGCTATTTCCGTAGCAGTAGAAGTTAGTAATCTAAATGAATAGGTTAATGCGTAATCCGCAACAGGATAATCAGTTAAATCTCGCTTCCATAGAAAATTATCTCCGACATATAAAATATCGGGAACATTGGTCGGAAAATTTACTGAATCAAATCTGTTGGCCAATTTATAACCTCATGCACTTAGGTAAAAACCATAAGTGCCATTTTGGTTGTGTCAATACTACTTCCAAGAATTAACAAAAGTCTTTCTCGGTCTTTTGGGTCTTTGTAGTTGGATGGGATTAGGATTGGTTCTTTCTGTTGATGGTTCTTTTGATTGCGTTTTATTATTAACTGCTATTAATTCTAAATTGGGTTGTAGAATATTTAATGCGGCAAGACTATAAACAAAAGTATCTAATGCTTCGTTACGCTTCCTTTGTGTTACCCATACAATAGTCTTTTTTCCCTTAACATATTTAACGGCCCTTTTCTCTGCCGTAAGCTGTTGGAAGTATTCTTCATCCATGTTGTTAGGAAAGTGAATATAGCCAGGGCCTTTCTCAATGATCTGTAACCATTGGAATATATTTTCTTTAGCTGTATCAACTCCAACGGGGAATAATTGTATCCTCTGTCTGCCTGATACTGTGGGCCTACCCGCTATCGGCTTACCAGGAATGCTCTGTCCTTTAATAGCAAAGATCCTTCTGCCCCTTACTGCCTTAGTATAATTATAGACCGAATTAGTTTGATAACCTGAATCAATAGCTACACACGCAATAGGTAAAGAAGATAAAGACTCTCTCGCATATCTGCGTTTTAAATATTCATCCATTTCATTCCATACTTTAATGTGTGATGTTTCACCCCAAAAGATCTGGTAATCCAAAACATAACTTTGAGAATCCAATCCCCATCCTACTACTTGCAATTCTAGCCTGTCATCCTGGACATCAGATCCACCCGTTATAACCAGGACATCATCGGGGATACAACTTTCATCATACGCTTCTCTGCGTTGCATTAAATTCTCACTCGGTATTTCTTCTCCTTGATCTCTAAACACTTCACCCAATGAAGTATTAACGAATGTTTTTAAGATCTCTGGATGCTTACGGGATTCATAAAAATTAACAGCCATCTGAGTCCAGGTACTCCAGGGCGAATACAGTTCGTTAATATGAAAGCCCGCCGTCTTAATAGTTTCTTCTTCTGCTCTCCATTCTCCATTTCTAATCATGGTTATCTTTTCTTTTTCTTCCAGGAGAGATCCACATTTGATACAAATATAATGGGCTGTATCTGGTTGGCCTTCATCCCATTGAACATTTGACCATTCTAATACTTGCATTTCTTTGCACTCAGGACACGGAACCCAATACCTTCTCTTGTCGGATTGTTCCCAGGCAGTCTGTATTCGAGATAAGCCATCAATGGTAGGAGTAGAAGCCATAACTATTTTTCGATTCCAAAAGGTAGTTGTTCTCTTTAAGGCTAAAGAAACTGGATCTCCTTCTGCTCCTGCACTTAATGGGAAGCGATCAATCTCGTCAGCCAATAAAATTCTTACTGGCCTGCTTGCCAATCCACTTGCTGAATTAGCCCCCACTACAGCTATGAAGCCACCATCAAACTTCTTATGTAATACTGTATTTTCGCTGTCCTTTGCTCTCGGTTCTTTTACTTTATCTTTCAATACATCACTAGACTTGAGCATTGGGTTTAACCTATCCTTACTCCAAGTTCTAGCCATTTCCAATGTTGGTTGCATAACCAATACAGGGCATGGGTCTTGGGAAATATAATAGCCAAGTATATTATTCATTATTTCAGTCTTGCCTATTTGAGAACTAGACATTAATACTACATTCTCTATCTTTCGATCTAGTACCGCATCCATTATTTCTATCTGGTATGCTGCACGGCTACACCGCCAATTCCCAGGTTCGGCACTTGACTCAGAACTTAATACTCTATGTTTATCAGCCCACGTTGATACCTTTAACTTCTTCGGTGGAAGAAAGGCTCTCGCTGTTTGGTTCCATACTACTTCTAAGGGAGTCTGGTATTTCGCTTGATGCAAGTTCATTTAATACCTCATATATTTCTTCATTAATTAATCCTTCAACTTCCGAATAAGTCTCAAGTCCTACTACTTGATGTGCCACCTTCGATGGTAGATTTAAAAGTTTGGCTCGAACATTACTAACGAAAGCAATCCACCCATCCTTTACTTCTTCTGCTCTTATCATGCCCCTGGTGATAACTTCCACTTCCATTTCCGCTTTATCGGCTTGCGCTTTTGTTAGGCGGGTTTTTTCTTCACCAATAGATGTGTCTGATCCTTTTGGGGATAGTCTAGCCTTAGTTCTAAGGAAACTTATATAAGCTAAGCGGGAGTCTCTTAGGTTCATTTTCTGTCGGCCACGACCACCAGGTAAGATCCCCTGGCTCTTTAATTTTGAAACATACTCTTGCGTTATGTCTAAATGCTCTGCGACTTTTTTGTTTGTTACAAATTCTTCTGCCATCGAACTTAAACTGTCGGTTTTAGTTTGAATTGAACCCAAACTGGTTCCAGTTTGCTGAACTGGTTTGGTT